CATCACGTGTAGGCTCAACCATAATAGCAAGAGGGAACGCATCATAGTAAGGTAATGTTTTACGATGTTTAGGATCGTAAAAGTACATATACATATCACCAGGTACAGGCCGTTTCTTTCTTTCTAGCGCAGGATCTCTAAGTAATTTTCTGCGATTCACGCTTGATAGTTCTTTGGTCTTACCTCGAAACCATCTACGTGCTTCTAAAGATCTAGCCTGCAAACCTTTACGGTATGCCTCAATCTCTAATTTGTGAAATAGTGAATTTTCCATACTACTATTTATACATTATTTCAGTATCTTTATGCCCATAGATTTAAGAACATCTTCATGCCATATTACAAAATGCCAACCACGATTAGCACAAAACTCTTCTGCTGCTTCCCACTTTGATTGATTCTTGATATATGTCATTGCTTCTGATATATACCTCTTTGATCTGCGAGATGCCGGTTTTGGTGGCATAGTTTCTTTCTTAGGTTTTATCTCGACCAGGTATGTTGCACCAGTTTTATCTTTATAATATACATCTACAAAGTAACGGTGCATTCGTTTATCGGTTGCACAACGATATGGGATCACTACTTCTTCTGAGTTCCATTCAACAATATCAGGGTTTGCATCAATCCATCTAAATGTATTTCGCTCCCACAAAGATCTATATACTATTGTAGTAGGATCTCCTTTATACTTTTGTGGGTTTTTAGGGCGATATTTTCCCTTGTATGTCATTCTGGGCATATAAATAACCTTATAAGATTTTAAACTCTATGGAGCTATTTATGGCACTTCGATATCCACTTAAACAGGCACCTGGTGCACCCTTTGTATTATTCACATCGCATCGAGCTAAGTATGTAAAAGGCGCAACGGAAACTACAAGCGTGGATGGTAAGTCAGTAGCTCTTTATATGCCTCCGGGATTTCAAGTGTCAGATATTATGAGATATGACCAAGGCGCTGGAGGAGTAGCAAGTAAGCTAATTGAAACATATCTTGATGATAAAAGAGACGGAACAAATAACTTCGGTTCTTACAATACTAAAGACATAATGGATGTGGCTGAAACATTTGCAGGAGGAATTACGCAAGCTGCCGCAGGTGCAGCAGCTACTGCGATTGGTGGGAAGATAGGTGGTGCATTGGGTTTAATAGCTTCTGGTGGTATTGCCAATTCAATAGCTTCAGTAAGATCTAAGCGAAGACAAACTTCTTTAAACCCACAAGAGTTTATGCTATTTAAAGCACCTAATGCAAGACAATTTTCGTTTTCTTTTAATATGATGCCACGGTCATTAGAAGAATCACGTCAATGCGAAGGTATTATTAAATATTTTAGACAACGAATGTATCCAGTTGTTGATGAAAAGGATTTAGTATATAATTTTCCAGAGGTGTTTACTATCAGGTTTGGAAAAGTAAGCGGTATACCCAAGATTGCAGAATCCGCATTGACAAATGCTACTACATCATATAATCCTAATTCTATGTCATATTTTAAAAAAGAAGGTAGACCTGTAGAAATTGTGTTTACATTGTCTTTCCAAGAACTAATGCCTCTAACATCAGAAAAAATCGAAGAAGGATTCTAATGGCGTATTTTACAAATTTTGAAAGTATCGACTACGATTTTGATGGTTCAGGAATTAATCGAACTATTACAAACCTTGCTCAATACTCAACTATCATAACAAAAAATATAGATGATGTTTCATTTTATTCTTATTATAATATTTTAGATGGTGAGCGGCCAGATACTGTATCACAAAAACTCTATAATACTCCAGAATATTATTGGACATTTTTTATCATTAATGATAATCTTCAAAGTTACTGGCACGATTGGCCTAAAGGATCTGAAGCTCTTCGCTCTTTTGTTGAAAATGAGTATATAGGACTTGCTGCAATCTTTGAAGCTGATGTAGAAGCTTTTGGAAAGTTTGTTGTAGGGGGAACTGTTAACGGTACTCTATCAAATGCTACTGGTAAGGTTATAGCAATATATCCTACACAAGGTTATATACAAATAGAGCAAGATAAGAATTCCGTTGCTAATTTTAGAACAGCAGGTGAATCTATTACTTTAACAGCAGCTAATAGTACTAAAGCAGAAGATATTGCTAGAGTAGGTAATACTTTGGAATGCACATCTATTGTTAAAGCTGCATATGCACCTAACTATCATATTGATGATGGCACTAAAGAAAGAACTCGTCGCCGTACAGCTGGCACAAGTCCTGTTACACATTTTGAAGAAGAAAATGAAGTTAATATTATCAAGTCTAGAATTAAGGTTATTAAACCTGAAAAAATAGGTGAAGTCGCTGGAGCTTTTCAGAAAACTATGAGAGAATCATAAGATGGCGCTAACGCGAGAACAAAAGGCTCTTTTTGGCGGCTATAGCGCTGAAACCTCTGACATCAGGGATGCACTTCAGAGAGTTATTAGAGATCTAAAAGTTAAGATCATAACTCGAGATGTTGAACTAGATGTTACAAAGGGTGTGCTGTCATTTGATATAGTTGAAGATTTAGATCTTCCTCACTTAATAGGCGAATTAAAGCTGCTTGATAATAGTGCGATAACAAGCGCATTACCGCTAGTAGGACAAGAAACAGTTGAAATAGAATTTGTCAGGGCTGGTATAGAAGTTAAACGAGAATTTGTATGTACAGGTGTAATCAACGTAGAAAAGACATTAAATTTAGCAGCAGGTGTAACGCTATTACTAACATCTAAAAAGCAATTGACAGATTCAGTTTCTAAATTCTCAAGATCATATACCGGATTAGCATCTGATATTATTAAAGATATACACAATAATTCGTTTAAAGAAGAAATCGATGTACAAACTCCGTCTAGCAGTGCACATAATGTAGTATTTCCTTTTACAACTCCTTATGGAGCTATACAAAATATAATACGTAAAACTTTTGCTGCTGATGGGACACCTTATTTTTTATATGAAAATCTCTTTGGAAAAACTCCTATATTAAAATCTTTAGGAGATATGAACACAGAAACAGCGTTTAAAGACTTATTTAAATTAAAAAAAGGTGTTAATAGAAATAAAGATGCACGCGGCCAAGGAACACGTCATACGCCTGATCATGTCGGAGAACTATATTCTACTAGCATGACAAAAGATTTTGATACTCTTAATCTTTTACGCCATGGTGCTTTATTAAATAATACGATTAGATTAGACATTTCAAATAAAAACTATAGTGAGAACCCATTTTATTATGCTAAAGATGCTAAACTAGAAGGGCAGAGCACATTAAATTCAGTAGATCCATATAAAAACTATGAAGTAAATGAAGATAATATGGAATCTAATGCGCTAAACCCATCAATATCAATTGAGATGCATAATCCATTTGCCTTTGAAAGCGAGGGAGTAACTGAATTGCATACGCATACTGATGTATTAGCTAAAAGTAAAAAGAAATCATATCTGTCTAGACTGAATAACATGGTAAGAATCACTGCAATGACAGATTCAGATCCGATGAATTTACAAATTGGAAAATGTGTTAACCTGGAAATTCCAATGAATGCGGCCGCTCTTCCTGGTGTAGATATGACTGATCAATTATTTTCAGGTAGATACTTGATTACTAAAATAGTGCATCAAGTTAAAGTTAAGGATTATATTATGCAAATTAATTTGGCTAGAATGGATTTATCAAAACCTCGCCGCAGCTCAGGTGGAGGCGGAAAATAATGTTATACTTCGGAATAATTGAAGATCGCAATGACCCAAAAGAAATGGGCAGAGTACGTGTTCGTGTATTTGGATTACACAGTTCTGATAAGATAAATGATATTCCTACTGAATCTTTACCATGGGCTCCTGTTATGAATCCGACTACAACTCCAGGTGTTTCGGGTTTAGGACAAACTCCTTTCCTTGTTCCTGGATCTTGGGTAGTTGTACAATTTCTTGATAGACAATTTCAGTCACCTATTGTTATGGGATCTGTAAGTGGATTTCCTGATTCTAAACCAAATCCTGAAAATGGCTTTGCAGATCCTGTAGGCACATTTCCACGAGAGATTGATGAATCAGATATTGAAAGACGTGCTCGTGGTGTAAATGATATTGGAAAACAATCTGTAGGTTCTGAACCTGCTGATCCATATAATGCAAAGTATCCGTATAATCATGTATTCCACTCTGAATCTGGTCATATGATAGAGATGGATGATACACCTGGGTCTGAGCGCGTACACGTATATCATAGATCAGGATCTTTTATAGAGATACACCCTGATGGTGCTATGGTAGTACATAGCGGTAAACATTTTAATTCATCACAGCAGCTTGAAATCAATGTAACTGATAATGCTAATATAAATGTTGGTGGTAACCTAACTGCGTTAGTAGAAGGTACTACAACACTATCATCATTTGGTAATATCACTGCAGAGACAAAAGCTAATATGTATACAACAGTCGAAGGCAACTTATATACAAAAACATTTGGTAATTCGTTTCATGACTCACAGGGTAATATCAATGTAAAAACAGATGGTTTGTTAGATATTCATAGTTCAGGTAATATTAAAATGTCTTCGAAGGGAGATATCGATATAGCAGCGACAGGTACATTTAAAATATCTTCTATTGGCGCTATGGATCTTGTTGGTTCTACTATTGATCTCAATAAGTCAGGTGCTTCTGCAACGCCTGCATCTTTCCTTGATTATACCGATGATGAGACAGCTGCATTTAAACCTGATATTTCTGAGAATAATGATAACGATGTACAACTAGTATCTCCTTTATACTCTGTTGTTGAACCTGATGGTAATACATCTTATTCTCAACAGACATCACAGGGTGTAACAATACCACGTAAAGATCAATCATCGCAAGCTCAAACATCTACACCAGTAGCTCCGACAAATATAAATCCAGCAACAGATGGAACTGTAGTAGAAGGTGCAAGTGGTGGTACAGTAACATATAGAAACTCTGCTGCAACGCGTAGACTAAAACTTGTTCCTGCACTAGAAAGCATATTACAATCTGCAGCTAATTCGGCTGGAGTTGATGTTGTTATCTTCTCAGGTGGACAAGATGAAACTACAGGAACAGTTGGTTCTCACAGACATGATGACGGTTATGCTGCTGATATATGGCTATATAAAAATGGCAATCGCTTATCAATGGTAAGTAATGTGGCAGAAGCATCTGACTTTGCAGCTGCTGCTAAGAGTGCTGGTGCATTATCAATTGGTGCAGGTTCAGGTTATATGGGAGGAGTTGGTATGCACGTTGATATCTCTCCAGGTAACACAGTTGCATTAGCATCAGCAAAATATTGGGGTTCAGGTGGTAGATCTGCTAATGCTCCATCTTGGTTAAGAGGTATTATGGCATAATGCCCAAAACGTGTAGAACAACAGATCCTGTATCGGTACATGAATGTGGAGTAGTACCTGCTGCAGATAGCGCATCAGGAGATGTATTCATTGAAAGTCTCGCTGCGCATAGAGTTACTGATACAAACACTTCGCATCCTGCTGTACCACCAGCTGCAGGATGCGTGCCGCATGTAACTACATTATCAACTGGCTCACCGAATGTGTTTGTTAATAGTAAAGCGCTTGCAAGAGTTGGTGATGCTTATGGTTGTGGTATCACATTAACTGCCGGGGCTAGTACAGTCTCCGCGAATTAAGGTATAAATAGAAGTATGGCAACAATAGATTCAAATATAAGAGCTCGTACAAAACCGTACTCCGATTTCGACTTTCCGTTTAAGAAACATCCGGTAACAAAAGATGTTCCTATTAAACGTGATGTTGAAGCCGTAAAGCAGTCCGTACGTAATATCTTACTTACAAGACGAGGAGAGAAGTTTTTTGATCCTGATTTTGGTGGATCTCTAACAGAATTTCTTTTTGAGCTTTTTGATCCAATTGTTGAAGCGGAAATGGAAGAAAGAATTATTAATACTTTGCGTAACTATGAACCAAGAGTAAAGGTTTTAAGCGTAGATATAACAGATCTATCTCATCGTAACGCATTAAATTTAAAATTAGAAGTACAGATCTTGTCGCCAGAAAATATAACAACAGACATAGAATTCATCATTGAGAGGCTCAGATAAATGTCAGATACTAATCGACTTAAAGTTTCGGAAATGGACTTTGATACAATCAAAGCCGACTTAAAAACATTTATGAAAGAGCAGGATACCTTTCAAGATTATAACTTTGAAGGTTCTGCACTGAGTTCACTGCTTGATGTTATGGCGTATGTCACACACTATAACGCTATCAATGCAAACTTTGCTATTAACGAAACATTCTTAGACTCTGCTAGATTGCGACCTTCTGTTGTATCGCACGCTAAGATGCTTGGATACACACCTCGATCATCATATCCTGCTGTAGCATATATTGATGTAAAGGTAAATAATCCAACAGGCGTATTGTCAGATGATGATACGTATCTTCCTTTGACTATGACTAAAGGTACAGTATTTACTTCTACTATTGACGGTGTATCATATAAGTTTGTTAACGATCAGACACTAACTACAACTATAGATGCAAATGGAGAATACATCTTTAGTAATGTAAGAATTCTTCAGGGTTCATATAAAAATACTGAATATGTATTTGACCGAGATTCTGCCGAAGCATATTTAATCCCATTCAGTAATGCAGTTACATCTGAGCTTACTGTAAAGGTGCAAGCTTCGGATACGAATACTGCACAAGAAACATACGAATCTGTTGTTAATGTTACAGAAGTTACAGCTACATCAAAGGTATACTTTCTTGAAGAAAGTAGAACTGGTGTTTATGAAGTAAAATTTGGTGATGGCATTCTTGGTCAAAGATTAGATAATGGTAATATCATTCAACTTGAAACTTTGGTAACCGATAATGATAATGCTAACGGTGCTTCAGTATTTGCTTTATCTGGAACTATTCAGGGTAATACTGATGTAACACTTACTGTCAATCAAAAAGCACAAGGTGGTTCTACAAAAGAAGATGTTGAGTCAATTAAATTTAATGCTCCATTATCATTTGTTTCTCAGAATCGCGCTGTTACTCCAGATGATTATAAAACAATTATTCAGAATAACTATGCTAACATCGATGCTATCACAGTTTGGGGTGGAGAAGACAATGATCCTCCAGACTATGGTAAAGTTTATATCTCTATTAAACCAAAAGATGCTGAAGTCGTTTCAGAAGCTGATAAAACTTTAATTGTTTCTCAGTATCTAAAACCCAAGAATGTTGTTTCAATTACACCAGAGATTGTAGATCCTAAGTATACTTACATTTATATGGATGTATTCTTTAAATATAATCCAAACGTTACTGCGTTATCTGCTGATGCTCTTGAAGAACAGGCAAGGGAAGTTATTCGTGTATACAATAACGACCAGCTAAAACGATTTGATGGTGTGTTTAGATATTCAAATGTGATTAGTAAAATTGATGCATCAAGTGTTGCAATACTTAACTCTATTGTAAGAGTTAAAATGAAAAAGCGTATTGTTCCAACAACAACTGCAGAATCTAGATATGAAGTTGCGTTTTCATCTCCAATATATAATACAAAATCAAACGAACAAATTATAAAATCAACAGAGTTTGTACATAACGGAAATACTGGTTGTACACTTCGTGATCGTGTTAATGATGAAGGTGAACGTAGACTCCAAATCGTAAAAGGGGTAGGCCTTACAGAAACTATTATTGAGAATAACGCAGGTACAATTGATGTTACTTCTGGTAAGTTATCGTTTACCGCAACCATAAACTCAATTACTGGATCTTATATTGAAATTACTGCTGATCCGGATTCAAACGATCTTGCACCTAAACGTAATGAATTGCTAACTATTCTTGTTGACGATTGTATAATTACAGGTGAAGTAGATACAATGATTACTGGTGGTACATCAGCGGGTGTTAACTATTCAACAACTTCAAGGCATGAATAATGGACGAACATTACGTCAATAATGACTCACATAAAGTCAGTATATCATCGCTGATTCCAGATTTAGTTCCGGAACATATTAATCAGGCGTATCCAGATTTTATTGAGTTTTTAGAATTATTTAATGACTATCTAGTTTCAGAAAATCGTGCATCACATTATGTAAACCGCATAGCAGATCAGCGCGATATTGATCTTGTTGAAGAACAGTTTCTAACAAATCTGCAGCAAGAGATAGGTATCTCTATACCTCGTACCTTTGCCGCTGATCCTAGACTATTTTATACTAAGCTTGTTGATTTCTATCAGTCTCGTGGTACACCGGATTCTATTGTATCGTTTTTTAACCTGTTGTTTAATGACGAAGTAGAAATATATTTTCCAAAAGAGGATATATTCAGTCCATCAGATAATCCATGGACAGATTTTTCTGAAGACGTAAAAGCTAATGTTGCTAATTATACACCGACATTAACATATACTATTTCTGGAACAACAAGTGAGGTGACAGGTCAAGATGATAATGGCTTTTGGCTCTTGTATAATACTCCTATTATTTTTGTTAATGGCGTATTAAATACAAATTGGAAGTCAAGCACATACTATAGAACTTATGGATCTTCACCAGATGATCCAAATACCGATGATGATATTACTGAAACTCTTGCATATAAATTAACATTTACTCCAGCTCTTAGCAATGGTGATGTAGTTAAAATTTATAAGTCTGGTTCAGGGTCAACATCGAGATCGTTTATATCTGATGATAAGAGAATTCAAGATTCGTTTAAATATCAAAAGTTTTCTTATATTCTTAAAACTGGTGCCAATATTGATCAGTGGAAAAACGCTTTTAATAGATTGGTTCACCCAGCTGGATTTATTTTCTTCGGTGAGATTCTTCTTTTCATCGAAATACTTCAGAAAAATAACGCAGCCAATGTTATGCCTTTTGCGCAACCTGGTTTGCAACTTGGTGCTGGTCTTCCAGTTCCAATTATTATTCCTCCGGTAGAGATTACTGCAGCAGTAGTTGCAACTCGATCTGGTCATGGTGTGACATCTGCTAATCTTGGATATACTGCTGATTTAGCAACAGTATATTTTACTGAACAGATCATTAATGATAATACAAGACAGTCCAATAAGATTGGACCTAAACAATACTTAGAAGATTTAAAATTCTTATTGCCGAATCCAATGTATAATTTTCGTGATTATACCATTTCTGAGGCTATAAATAAAACAATAGATATAAATGCAACAGCAGAAATTACTATCTCTAGCATATAACAGGAGTCGAAATCAATGGCCGCCATTGTAACACAAATTTTTAGGCTAAGAGCTGCTAAGCAGTTTGTAGCCGACATGGAAGCGGTAGCGAACAATTATTACTTGTTTGTTGGCCGCTCATCACCGTGGACGGATGACAGCACACCGCCTGCACCTTACGATAACACACATTCACATACAACAGATGTATGGCAGAATATGACGTCACTTAAAAAGTTGGCTAATACCGATTTGCAGTTTGCTGCTCCTCGTTATCAGTGGATTTCTGGTACAACATATGCTGAATATGATGATCGTGATTCTACATTAGAATCTAAAAAATTCTATGTAATTACGGATAATAACCATATTATGCTTTGTTTAAAAGCTGGTCCGGGTGCATCTACTACAAACCCAGACAATACTGGTGTTACAGTAACAGGTGTTATTGATAATAGTGCATCTGATGGTTATATCTGGAAATATCTCTATACACTATCAACAACTGCTGCAAACAAATTCTTGACATCGGCATTTATACCTACAACAAATCTTACTGCTAACCCAGGCGGTGCAGCTGCACAGGCTCTTCAAGATCAATGGTCAGTTAAGCAAGGTGCTATTGACGGCGCACTTTATAATATTAAAGTTACTGCAGGCGGAACAGGTTACGATGCGTCAGATAACTTTACGGTTGCAATTGACGGCGATGGTACAGGTGCAACTGTTGTAGATGCTAATGTAACAGTAACTGGAGGAGCTATTACTAAGCTTCTTATTAGTGCTCCTGGATCTGGCTATACAAAAGCAAAAGTTACTATCTCATCAGATGGTGCTGGTTCTGGAGCAACGGCTCGAGCAGTGATTGGACCAAAAGGTGGATTTGGATTTGATCCGCGTGAAGATATTCGAGCACATTATATCACTATTAACCAATCTTTGACTGGAGATGAGAACGATACGTTTATTACTGGTAACGAATTTAGACAACTTGGTCTTATTCGTAATCCATATAACTTTAATACTACTACTATTTCTTCTGGTGGATCTCTTCGGGCAACAAAAAGCCTGACACTATCGGGTCCTCCTGCAGCTGGTGAATTTACAAATGATTCTACAATCATCGGTTCTAGCACCGGAGCAAAAGGTATTATTGACGACTATGATTCTACAAACGGTGTTGTATATTATCATCAAAACGAAGATACCGGCTTCACAGCATTTACTGTAACTGATGATGTTAAAATCGATGGTACAAGTAATACAGCTAGAGATATTACCGCGGTAGGTGATCCTGATGTAGAACATAATTCAGGAGATATTATTTTCGTTGAAAACCGTACACCAGTTAATCGTGCAGACGATCAGATTGAAACTGTAAAACTCGTACTTGAATTTTAAGGGACAAAAATAATGGCAATTAAGTTTAACGTAGATCCGTACTACGATGACTTCCTTAAGGCAGGCGCGGATGGCCTGTCTCCAAAGGAAAAATATAATAAGGTACTATTTCGTCCTGGAATTGCTGTACAAGCACGGGAGATGACACAACTCCAGTCGATGCTTCAAAACCAGGTTACACAATTTGGTAACCATATGTTTAAAGAAGGTTCGCTTGTAATTCCAGGTGGTAATGCTTATAATAACTATGCGGACTATGTTAAACTATCTGCAATTTCAACTTCGGTAAGTGACTCCCTTATCGGCAAACATTTTAAGAACGCTGATGGACTTAGAGCTAAAGTTATTGCAGCTGTTGCGGCTACTGGCTCTGATCCTGATACTCTTTATGTAGTTTATCAAAATTCAAACGGAACAACTAATACTGATAAAACATTCTCTGCTTCTGATTCTCTTACAGAGCAAGTATGGAATAATAG